GCCATAGCAACCTGCTTGCCATACTCCATGCTCTGCTTAACCTCATCAGATACTACCTGATCTGGAAATGAACTATAAGTATTGTTAATCTTCATTTATTATATTATTTGTGAAATATATCCTTCGTTGTTATACCTGCGTATACCAAGGTTAATGTTATTTTTCTGCACAAGAGGCACAGGTCTATATTTATTTTTGTTGCAAGCCATAATTGCTAAACCAGAACTTATTGAAGCATCGTATTTAGTTCTATTGTTTATATTAAATTGACTCCAATCTTCTAATGTCTTTTGAAAATACATGTTTCCATAACTACCATTTTTTTCTCCTACATGATTTTCTATGTAATATTCAATAGCAGCAGCGTGCGCTTGCTTAATGTCTTCGCTAGAGTTTGGAATACCACCTATTTCTCTTTCAGTTGTTGATAATTTATTTCTCAACTTATCGGGTCTGTTCATACTGAAACCTCTGTAACCTCTTCGCTTTAAATAATAAAGCAATCTTGGTTTATTGTTTTCAGCTAATATTGGCATACCATAAAAAACTAAAGCCATAAGTACGTCTTCAAAAAACAGTTCTGCAGTTTCAGGTCTAGCAACATACTCTAAAAAAAATTGATTAGCTGGAGCATCTTCCATACTAAATTTAGTCAATCCATGTAAAGCTCCTTTACTACCTTTACCATCAACTGTTCCAGAAATATCGTAACTATCACAACCAAAAGCTCCTAAATGTTCATTACCTGGATATTTAACTCCATTTTTTAATATTACTCTGTTTTGTAAACCTCTATCAGGAACCCATGAAACTAAGAACCTACCTTTAGCGTTAGGCATAAAAACAACTTGTGTATCTTTTATACCGTTAACCCACATAAAAGACCCTTGAGTAGTTGATGCTCTATTGTTAATTTCTTCGTTATAATCTATTTGTTGATATATCTTAGTAAGATTAAAAAGACTTTGCTTAGTCTCATCTCTAAATGCGTGCTTTTCAGTTCTTGGAAACTGTCTATAATATTCGTTTAACGCGTCTTGATCATGCTTTAAACCTTCAACTTCGTTTTCCCAGTGTTGGATAACTCCTGTTGTAATTGTGTTATTATCAATTGTTTTGATAGGACTTTTTGGTGAAGTGAAGATAGGTAATCCGAAAGTATCCATGAATCCTTCGTAGTTCCACTCCATAGGTATGAACAAGCTATAGAGCCCAGAAGTTGTTTGTCCGTTTTTATTTCGTTTTGTAACGTTTGAATTATCGTATAATTTTCTAAAGTTTTCTCCACCTTTGTCTAACGCATTTGATGTTGAGCCCATCATACATTTACCTACAATTCTTGATCCTAATCTTAATGTAGTTTTTGTAACTCTCCAATTGTTTAATATATTGTCAGGTCTTTCCCACTTACCACTTTCATCATGAGCTAAAATTTTTAATTTCTCACCATCATAAGAGTTGTCTCCTGTGTTCTTCCAATCAATCGTAGTATCTAAACCATCAAGATCTACGAGTTGTTCATTCGTTTCTAGTTTTCTCCTAGTAAGTTTTGAAGCCGGTACTCTATATGCCAACTCAGTCTTTGGCCTGTCCATACCATCTTGAATCGGTTTAAAAAAGAACGGGTAGTTAACTGATATGGGGACAACTTTATCTGTAAACATTTTTTTGGCATCTGCACCAGACTTGGAAAGTATACCGAATCTAGCGTCGGAAGATATTGTAGCTTGATTGACAAGTTCTGCGCTTGACATAAAAGAGAATCCAGATCGTCTGTTTTTAAGGTAGCACATTCCGTAACATCTTGTATCTGCTTTACATGCTTCCCAAAATATAAAGAAGAGTCTGTTTGAGTCTCTATATTCAGGTGCTCCAATGTCAATTTTTGACCATTGCAAGTACATGTAATGAGTACCAGTAATATATACAGGACTGCCACTATTGTAGAAACTAAAACCTTCTTCTCTACGGGTAAATTCTTTATCAATGTAATCATACCATTTTTCTTTAAAACTTACAGGATATTCCTCCCAGTCAAACCTGGTTTTAATTCTTTGTAATTCTTTCGGATACTCAAACTGTTGCCAGCGTTGTTCCTCTTTTTTTTCGCTTCGTTTATACGGTTCATCGATTGCTGGTAAAGCAATTCTGAGATTTTGTATTTCAATGATCTGCCCAATTTTACCTGTTTTGCTAATTACTACAAAGTCATATTCTATATTGTATCCATAGTCCCATTTCTTATACCTATTTTGCTTTTTAAGTATTTTAGGATTTACTACATCTTTTAATTCTTTAACTAACGTTTGCTCGTAACTCATTTACTTCTCCCTTCTGCAAAGCCTTTAAATGATCTAGAACTTTTATTATCATTACTATTAAGAATATTTTCTTCTTCTTCTACTCTTTGTAATATTTCAAAAGCATCCATTATACAAAGCTTTTTTGTAGCTGCCGCATTTTTCAAACGATCAGCTGCTAAGTCATCATCACCTGTTTCTGTAATTATTTCTTCTTCAGCTACTTTAATTAACTCGTCTACTGCTTTACGCCCAGCTCGGATTATATTCTTTCTCGTTTCCTTCGTGCTCATGAGTTAATGCTATATCATTTGATTTCATACAATACAAGCGCTCGTTATCTATTACAAACTCAAACTCAGAGTTTGGTGTAAACGTAACAAGCATTCCAGGTGTTATTTTAAGAGCTTCTAAAGAACTATTAGAATATTTAACTATACCAACATTAGGTTGTTCTTTTTCTGTACTTAAAATGTCTTTATTTAAAATAGGTTTTACAAAACAATAATCTAAATTACACTTACCGTTGTACATGTATATCTGAGAAATGTTACAAAAATATAAATCATCTTTAAAATACGTACTGCTGTTTCGTTCTCTACCTTTTTGATCATACCATCTTCTGAATAAATTATGATGAACATACACTTTATCACCAACTTTTATACGTGAGCTATAAGCAGCTGGCACCGAAACAACAACTGCCTCCTTGCTCACAAATCGGTGGTTTTCTATGGTGGTATTTATAATAAGTGTTTTATCACCTATTTGTTTTTTATTGTTATACCTTGTAGTTAAAGGTTTTACAATAAAATTATATAAACTTTTCATTAGTACTTTAAGTCGTACTCAACAGCAATAGCCATCTGATTATTAAACCTTTTCCAGGGTAATACTTCATTATTTTTTTTAATGTATATTGAATACTCACCGTTCTGTTCATTGTTTAATATATCACAAATAGTATGACCTCCGTAAACCTCTTGACCTATAGAATAATGCATTGCGTCATTTTTATAATCAGAACCTATACTGATTTTTCTAATATTAGACATTTGCTGGTTCTAGTTTAGGTTCTTCTATAGGAGTTATAACACCATCTTCAAGATTAATGTTAACAGACCCATACTTCTTTTCAAGTTTCTTTTTTAATGAATCAACATCTTTGTGTAGTTGTTTTAATTCATCTAGTTTTAAACTTTTATTTAATTCAATAGATCCTATTTGATTATATAAATTTCCTAATTTACTTTGTTGAGCTATAATATTTTCTAGCTCTTTTTTTGTTATTTTTTTCATTTAATTAAATTTAATTTGTAATTATTATGTATATTGGCAGTCCAACCAAAACATCATTTCAGCATTTTGCTGTGGTGTTGTTCCAACTTCTGTACAAACCATTGTTAACATAGTATCAGCTACGCAAGCTATAGGGGTTCCTGGAGTATATATTACATAAGGCCAAGTTCCAGTATCAGCATTAGTTAAATTAAAAACTCCTCCAAAATTATCTACTAATGTTGTGTTACCCACTGTAGGACTATTTGAAGCACCCGCCCATGAGGCCGGGGGTCCAGCGGATTGAGGATTTAAAGTGCATAATTCATAAGATAATGCATCCGACCCCGCGTTAAGATCAATACCATTTCTACCTGACCATCTCTGTATTATTTTATTTATTTTAAAACTTTGAAATACATATAAAGATCCATCGTCTTGTGAAGTACCCGCACCAGAAGAGTTAACACCACCATTCCAAAACATACCACTTCTTCCCGCTCCTTGTGGAGTTATAGAATATGCACATAAAATAAATCTTGTAGGTAAGTGTAAACCTAGATTTTCTTTAGATATTTGAAGATTATCTACTCCAGTATCAAAACCTACTAAACCATCAAAGTCTGCTAAATTTGTTTTAAGTGTAAAATCACTAAATTTTTCGTTTGCCATAATTATTTATTTAAGGTGCATCTTCTGTTACCATATTATCTTCGCTACCTATAGGTTCTTCAGTTATACAGAAGTCTCCGTTTTCTGCTAAAATAAAAAACGTAGCAGGAGGTGCACCACCACCTACTGGGTTTTTTGATTGCGGTATTGTGTAACCTATACCTATAAACATCTTAGTAAAGTGCTATTAAACCTGAAGCGGTAGTTCCTGAATTAAATACTTTTTTAACTAATATTGGTAAAAAAGATCCTGCAACAACACCTGTAAAGGTAACTTCATTATCACTTTCCATTGTTACTTTTATATTTGTACCTCCGCTAATATTTCCAACGTAAATACAACAGCCTCTTTCTTGAGTGTTTGGAATGTCTATATTAGTTATTGTAAAAGTAGCGTTTGCACCACCAGTAGAAATAGTAATAGTTTCACCTACTAAATATCCACTTCCAACTGCCGCGACTTCAAAAGATGTTATTACACCAGTGTCAACAGTTAGTATGTTTACAGTTAAGCCAGTTCCTGTACCGCCTGTTGTTGCTACTCCACTACCTATAGCATATCCAGTTCCTCCTGATGTTAATTCAGAAACACCACCATCTGCTGCAGATTTGTTTATAGCTCCTGGAACTATTACTACAGCGTCATGAGCAAAAACTCTAGGTTGCGCTTGAAAGTTTCCTTCTAATCCTCTCATTTTATTTATTTATTTTTGTTATTTTTTCTGCGCCTCTAGAACCAAAGTACGCTACATAAACTGTTATTAATAATGTTTTTAATAGTTCTACCCACGCTTCATCTACATCAAATGTAGTGTGAAACGAATCAACTACCATTAAACTAGTAGCAGCAAACGTTAAATATATAAGTGTAAGTGGTCGAGTGTTCTTACTTAACCAAGAATCACTTTTCATATCGCTACTCCACCTACTAGAAATGTTTTGCATTTCAGCAATATCTTGTTCTAATAGCTTCATAGCCATCTCTTTATCTTGTGGCTCTATAGTACTATCACTTGTTATTAAATTTTTTACTATGCCTAAACCACCCTGGTCAGGTAAAAACTCGCCTACTGCGTTTAAAATATTAGGAGCTTTGTCTTTTAAAAAAACTCCAACTTTTGTTTCTTTAAATTTTTTATTAGCCATTATTACCTACTTCTTTTAGTTCCTTGATATACATTTGGAAACTCAGATTGTAAATCAGATAAAGCTTGACTGTTTGCTAAGTAATCATTTAAGTTTACATCACTTTGAGCTTTATAGAAATTGTCTTTAAAATTACTAGGCATATCCCTTAAATCAGTAGTAGCTCCAGCTCCGACTGGATTCGCACTACCTCCTTTATACTTAGTAGTAGTAACTCTCAAGTTGTCAAGATTGTCTAAATAAGGTATATTATCATCGTAGTCATAAGGTGCAAAAGCATAATCTGTTCTATCGCCACTTTCAGGATCCGTATACGATACTTGTCTATCGCCTTTAAAATCTTGACTAAACATATCTCTAAATGGTTTAGTATATGTATTATCCACATCCATTTGGTCTCTTTCTTTTTTAACGTTTTGCAGCTTATTTTTAAAATTTTGATTATAATCTCTTAAACCTTGATTACTATATCCACCTTTATTATCAAAATCACCAGCAAAACTTCTTGAGGTACCCATGTCTTCAATTTTACCTTGCCAATTCTTAACAGCTCTAGAACCTTGATCAAAAGGATTAACCTTACCATCTCCATCAACATCTTGTAAATAATTACCTGTGTTTGTCTGAAACTTTTTTACATCAGTGTCATAATAAAGTTGATTACCTTGTACTTGTTTTTTAGCTTCTGATTCTCCGCTAGGATCTACGTCTGGCTTTTTTGGAGCCCAATCACCGTGCTTGTATCTTTCTTGAAAACTATAATCTCTTCCTTTTAAGTGAGGATAACCTTTAGAGTCATAACCTTCTTTACCCGCATTTTCTGGATTTGGTGGATCTGTTTGAGCTGGTGCTCCCCACATTTTTATAGGACTTTGCATTGAAGAGCCTTTTTCCATTAGTTCCATGGATGGGCCAAAATCTTCATTCATATTGACTTCGTTTTCGTCTAAAGCTTGGAATGGAGATGAAGTATTATCAACTAACATAGGTTTACCATCACTCATAGCTGGTGGTCCAGTTAATTTTTCTTTTTTGGGAGTTAAGTCAAATTTCTTTCTATTTTTTCCAGCTGCGTAAGCAACTTTTTCCCATGGCAAGTTTTGATTACCTTCGTCAAAGCTGTCTCTATCGTAACGCTTACCTTTAAAAGTTACACTTAAATTATCATAATCTAAGTTACCATCTTTCATATCTTTTAAATGTTGTTTCTCATGACTCATAGCTTCGTCCATTAATTCTTTATCATGAACTCTATCTTTATTAACTATTATAGTACCATTTTTATTCGCCTTAGCAACTAAATCTGGATTGTCAAAAGGAACCTCATATATAGGTGTAGATTCAGATGTGTAAGGTGGTTTTATTTTAAATGCCATTATTTTCCTTTTATCGCGTTGTCAATATCAGATATTTCTTCTCCTACTTTTTTAATAGCACTTGCTACATCAGATAGTTCTTTTGCAGTTAGGTTATATCTACGTTTAATTTCTTTGATAGTATCCATAGTCTTTTCGTCTATATCTGTTTTGCTCCATAGTAAATTCCATACGTCTGCAAAATATTGTTTAGTTAATTTCCACATAATAATTTTTTTAACATTTCCATCTTTTCCTAGCTGCCTTACCTCTTTCACCGGTCCAAGACTTTGAACGTGCACAAAAGGACTTTCTTCTTTTAGCTGCTTTACTACCAGGTTTAACTTTTCCAGTTACTGGTGCTGATAAAGTACTACCTGGATTTTCTTTTTTATATGCTGCTCTACCTTTAGCAGTCATACCACCTCCTTCTTTAGCACTAAGAAAATGCCTTCCCTTACCTTTGGTAGTTTTTCTTAGTCTTGCTAGAGGTGATACATCCATTATCTACGTCCTTTTTTACTAACCTCAACTTCTTTAACTATAATAGTTTGTTTTGGTTTTTGATTTTTAATTTCTTCTAACTGTCTATTTAATTCTTCTAACTTACCATCATTTTCTGTACCGTCTTTCATTAAAGTTCCTAAAACGTTTAATTCTTCAAAAACAACATCGTCTACTTGCTCTAGCATTTCAACTCGTTCTTTTAGTTGTATAATCATCTTTTCGTTCCACTCTTCTTTTAACTCATACTCTAAACGAGTCACTTCTATAGGTGGTAATTTTTTAGCTTCTTCAATATCTGCTTGCAATGTGTAATACATACCTACAAAAGAGGCTGTTACCATTATTATCGCTATTACAGTTTTTAAGTCAAGTTGTATGTTAGTGTTTTCAGAGATCTTTGTACTCATTAGTTGCATCAAATGATGGGCATGCTTTATTAGCAAACTCATTGTGTGAATATATAATAGCGTTTGGATACATTGCTTTTAATGTTTTAAGCACGTGTAACAAACCTTCTTTTTGTTCTTGTGTTCTAGTATCCTTCGGAGTCTTACCATCTGCCTCAACGCCTCCGCAATAGCATACACCTATCGAATTTCGATTGTGCCCTTTGCAATGAGCTCCGATTTTAGCTATATCTCTACCTTTTTGTATTTCACCATTTATATCAATGTAGAAATGATAGCCTATGTCTGACCAGCCACGTCCGTCTATATGCCACTTCTTAATAGTGTCAACACTTATATCTTGACCTTCTCTTGTTGCTGAACAGTGTATTATAATTTCTGTAATTTGTCTCATTTTTTACTTTTCAACTTCCACCACTTATGAGCAGTGTAACCTATAGTTACTAATAATAGTATTATCTTTAAAGCTGGCTCTAACCAATCCATACTCGCGATAGTAAAAGAGGTTATATTTAAACAATAAAGTTTAAGATCGTCTATGCCAATCATTTGTTCGCCATTAATACTGCGTTACCTTTGTATTCGATATTATCGATATGCTTAAGCGTAGGTGTAATTGTAGAGTTATTAGAAACCATAGTTCTTGTTCCTAAAGGTTTCATATTACACTTTAATTTTTTACCTGCTGGCTTTTGTTTTTCTCCGTAACTTGGCATAATTTTTATTTTTTAATTATTAATAAATGTGTACTATTATAATCACACATTATCGTACTTTCTTCCGTGTTTTTGTTTATCATACTTCAGATCTCCAGCTAATTTAGATATATGTTTTTCGTCATCTGTCATTTGCCTGTCACTTCCGCCATGCTTAGCATCATATTTAACNTCTCTTTTTAGATAATCCATGTGTGCAGCATCATCTTTTTCTGTAGCTCTAAGGTTTTTAGCAGTAACTTTAGTATGAGCATGATCCATTGAGTGCATACCAGCTCCTTTACTTCTAGCTTTTTGTGCAGCTGTTGGTCCTGATCCAGCNCCTTTCATTTTAGCGTTAGCTACAGATCCTGCTATCTTAGTTGCAGCTTCTTTAGATTTACCTTCTGATTCTAATTTCTTCACTAAACTATCAAATGATGAAGGACCTTTAGCGTTGTACATACCAGGCGCAGCTTCAATAGCTTGCTTTAAATGATCAGGTAATTCATCTTGATCACCTACTAAAGCTTTACTTGGTCCATGATGCATAGACATACCTTGCATTTGATTTTGTCCTTGCATTTGAGTTTGATAAGGGTTGTATTGAGGTGTAGGTGTACCAGCGCTACTTGCTATTGTGTTAAACTGTTGTGCAGTGTTTTCTCGCTGAGCAGATACTTTACTAGGATCTAACATGTTGTTAGGATCATTAGTTAACGTACCACTGTTCAATGGTCTACCACCCATTTGCATTGTACCCTTAGCCGGTGGTGTAGGCTCCGGACTGCCTATTGGATCTTGTTGAGGGTTTACCATCGGAAAACCTTTACCTTTTGTTTTTACTTGTCTCATTTGTGTTCCTTTACTTGTATTGCCTAAAGTTGGACCTATATTTAAGTTTTGATAATACGGGTCGTTTATTCTTTCGTTAAATAATCTTTCTTCTTCTTTCTTTTCTTCTTCTGCTTTTTGTTTTTGAGCTGCTGCTTCATTCATTACAGCTTGCTCTACACTTATATTATCTTTTCTAGCAGATTTATCGAATTTTCTTTTATCTTTTAAAGTAGCTACAACATCNGCAGATTCCTGTCTTTGATCATCAGTAAGAATATTACCTTTATCTTTCTGCATTCTTTTAGCTTCTTTAATGTCTTGTTTTAAATCTTTACGTCTTTCTTTTTCTTCGTTTTTAAGATCTTTATAAGTTTTTTCACTAGAAGGTTCATTTCTATTAGCTAATTCGTCTATACTACCTTTAGGTGGAGTGCCATCAACTTTACCTTCATCTGATGTTCCAGTCTTTACATCGTTAGTTTTATCTTCAGTAACAGTTTCTCCATCTGCTGTTTTATTAAGTATATTATTTAAGTCAGGCATTTGAAACTGTAAAGCGTTAAAATTACTAGTCCCTTTATTTTTTGGATTTTTAAAACCTGCTGGACCTTCTGATCCGCTAAATGGATTTTTATTTTGTTTATATGACATTTGATCTTTGTTTATCTTGATTAACGAAGCTTATTGCTTTAGCTGTAACCTTCCACGAGTATTTATTATTATCACTCAAATATTTAGTAGGCATATCTTCTTCGCCTAACATAAAACGGTACATACGTGAGATTAGCTGTTTGCACTTATAGGAAACTTTATATATATGATATTTTTGAGTAGTGCGATTTCTTTCTCTCCACACCTTTATCCACTCTTGTTTCAATAATCTGTTCCAGCGTCTGTTGTCCCAGCTATATGAGTAAGTACCTTTTTTAAAATCATCTTTGTTAAACAAATCTATAGCGTCTAAGTATATTAATAATTCTAAATCTGCATCGTTTATACCATACGTTTTACACGCCCACTTTCTAATTACTCTATAGTGTTTAAGTAGATTTAATTCTTTTAAATCTTTTGAACTTACCCTTCTCACGCTATTTACCTTTTCTTGCTTTTCTATTTGATTTCTTTGCTGCTTTTTTATTTTTTCTTATAGATTTTTTATCATCTCTTTTTTCTTGTCTAGCACCTTTTTTAGCTTGGCGTTTTTCTTTGCCTTTTACTCCAGAATCTTTTATAGCTTGTTTTTTGTTTTTGAATTCATCTTTAGCTTCTCCTTTAGCATCTTTCTTAGCACCACGTATTTGCTTTTTATTTTCTCTAGACTCTTGTCTTCTTTCTTTACCAGACATATCCTCATCATATTCAAGATCATAACTGTCTTTTATGTTTTCACCTTGACTTAATGCTTCTCTTTCAGCTTCTGCTGCCGCCGCGGCTTCTTCTTCTTCTTCTTCTTTAGCTTTAGCTGCTGCTTCTTCTTTTAGTCTTTCACCTTCTTGTTTAGCTCTGGTTTTCCAGTTTTGTCTTTCAGTTCTTCTGGCAGATGATCCTTGTTTTTCATCTACAACATCTTCAAGTTCACTAAGAGCAGGTGGTGTTCCATCTAAATTATCTAAAGTATTTGTAGCATCGTCTGCTGAATCTACAGCATCTTCCGCTATATCTTCTGGACTGTCATCACCAGCTACAGCAACAGCAAACATAGGGCTTTGCATAGCAAGTCCTTGTTTAAATTGACTAGCAAAACCGCCGCCTTTATATTTACCACCTTTTCTTGTTCTACTCATAATCTAAACTTTATGTTAGGTTGATCTATAATACCTGATTCTTCAATTTCTTTTAAATTATCCATATCAACAAACGGCTTAGCGTACCATTTTAAATCATCACTGGTTTTAGCTTT